AAGTGATCAACACCTGGGCAGATGTGCTGAACCGCGCTGGTCTGGGTATGGAAGTTATGCACGAGCGCAACGCTCACAACTTCCCCCTCGACCTGGCAGCTGCTGAGTCCACTCCTGTGGCACTCACTGCTCCTTCCATCGGTTGATATGGAAGACGGTAGTCTTACCCCCCTCACATTGTGGGGGGGTTTTTTTCTAGGTATTTTTGTCTACGTCATTCCTCTATTGATTCTGCTATGATTGGTAATCTCGAACCTGAAGAACACGTTATGGATGATTCTGTTATGTACCCTGGTGGTATGTTGGGTCAGTTATCTCTCGCTCTAGAAGCTTTGGGGTGGGACTATGGCGATGAAGTTGTCGTAGAACTTGCTGGCACCTCAACCTATGAGATTGAAGGTGATGGTAGTAAATGGACTCCACTTAAGGGTGCCAAAAAGATTAACAAGGATGCCTTCATTGTTATCAAGAACAAATCACGCAACCCCACGGTAGGATCTCAACCTAATCCAGATCTGAAAGCACACCATCTCAAGACTGAGAAGGAACTGGCAGCTGAGATTAAGAAGTCAGATGACGCCAAGGGATACGATACTTACAGTAAATGATATCGAAAGATACGCCTTACAAACTCGCTGAGATCATTCGTGATACTTGGCCACAACTGTTTTACTTAAAGGAATTCAAAAAAAATGGTAGCGTCAACACTTCAACAACCAAGGAGGGAATGGTTTGACATCCTTGATGACTGGCTTAAACGAGATCGCTTTGTCTTTGTGGGTTGGTCTGGACTTCTTCTTTTTCCCACTGCTTATCTTGCAATTGGTGGCTGGCTTACTGGCACGACGTTTGCTACAAGCTGGTACACCCACGGACTCGCAAGTAGTTACCTTGAGGGTGCTAATTTCCTTACAGCGGCTGTGTCAACGCCTGCTGATGCTATGGGTCATTCTCTTCTTCTACTTTGGGGTCCTGAGTCTCAGGGAGATTTCATCCGCTGGGTCCAGCTTGGGGGACTCTGGGCTTTTGTGGCGCTCCACGGAGCCTTTGCTCTCATAGGTTTTATGCTTCGCCAGTTTGAACTGGCACGTCTCATTGGTATTCGTCCGTACAATGCGATTGCTTTTTCGGGTCCTATTGCCGTATTTGTTAGTGTATTTCTCATCTACCCTCTCGGACAATCCAGTTGGTTCTTTGCGCCGAGCTTTGGCGTGGCGGCGATCTTTCGCTTCCTACTGTTCCTACAAGGATTCCACAACTGGACACTCAACCCCTTCCATATGATGGGTGTTGCTGGTATACTGGGGGGAGCACTGCTTAGTGCTATTCACGGTGTCACTGTAGAGAACACACTGTATCAAGATGGAGAACAAGCTAACACTTTCAAGGCGTTCGATTCCACGCAGGAGGAAGAAACGTACAGTATGGTTACTGCTAATCGTTTCTGGTCTCAGATTTTTGGAATTGCTTTTAGCAATAAGCGCTGGCTTCATTTCTTTATGCTGTTTGTTCCTGTTATGGGTCTTTGGACCAGTTCTATTGGCATTATTGGTCTCGCTCTTAATCTCCGCGCATACGATTTTGTCAGTCAGGAGATTCGGGCTTCGGAAGATCCTGAGTTTGAAACGTTCTATACAAAGAACATTCTCTTGAACGAAGGTCTTCGTGCCTGGATGGCACCAGTTGATCAACCACACGAACAGTTTGTATTCCCTGAGGAAGTTCTTCCCAGAGGTAATGCTCTCTAAATAAAGTATATCGTCGCCGCTAGAGGTGCTGGCAAAATCCAGTTAACCTGTGCTATACTCAGAGGGTCTAACGACCCTCTTTTTTAATGCCTAATATTATCTACTCAATGAAGGGATGTCATTATTGCGATCTTGCTAGAGAGTTGTTTCAACGAGCTGATATTGATTACGTTGAGATGAAACTTGACAGCGATTTTACTATCGAAGAGATCAAAGAAACTCTTCAGAAAGAAACTGTGTCCTTCCCACAAATTATTTTTGAAGGTAGAAACGTGGGTGGTCTCGTAGATGCTGCAAAGCTTTTCCAACAGCGAGGTCTTGTGTGAGTACCAAGATAAATAAAGGCATAGAGTTGATGTTAAGGAGGGCAAAAAAACCTCAGGAACCCAAGCAGCGCAAGGGGTTCGCTTTTAACCCCTCAGTTAAACTCTTCCGCAAGAGAATCTTTTTTGGATTGTCTCTAGAGTGGGAGGACACATCACAGGAGTAAAAATGCCAGTAGCAATTACACTATTCTTTAGCGGCGTAGCTTGCTTAATCTTTTTTGTCTTAGGAGGCATCATCGGATGGGTAGGAAACGACGTTGTGTTTTCAATGAACGGTGGTAATGATGAAGAACCATTTGATCATCCCGAAATGTATGACTCTAACGGTAGAGCATATACTGGCGAACTAATTTCTCTGACATTCAGCGATGAATACGAAGAGGAAGAAGACTAAATACTAAAAAATACTTTTACTATGGCAGAATTATTAGTATCTGAAGTGCTCCAAAAAGTGAGCAACGCAAAAACTAAAGAACAAAAGATCAAGCTCCTGAGGGAGCATAACAGCGAAGCTCTTCGGAAGATTCTGATTATCAATTACGATCCTAGTATCGAATCAAGTCTTCCCGAAGGCGATGTCCCATACAAACCGAACGAGTCGCCAGCTGGTACAGAGCACTCGCGACTCAGCACGGAGCATAGACTGCTTCACTACTTCGTGAAGGGTGGTGCTGATAGTCTGGCATCTCTGAAGCGTGAGACGATGTTTGTGGGTCTCCTGGAGGGGTTACACGAGTCTGAAGCTGAGGTTGTCTGTCTCGTAAAGGATAAGAAACTCAAATCTAAATATCGAATCACTGAGAACGTAGTGAAGGAAGCATTCCCCCAGATTAAATGGGGTAACAGAAAATAAACTGTAACACGTTATACCAAAAGACTTGACTATATAGAATATAAGGACTATAGTAGTCCTACGTTCATCCAATGGTAAGTCTACTGTTGGCATTGACCCTTGCCCATCATAATGACGGCAACCCTTACGGGTGGCATATGTCCTGTGAAAGGTTCCTCCAGCGTCGAGTGGAGATTCAAATGGATCCTAATCTAGATCAACGATCTAAGTGGGGTTTAATTGGGTATCTCAAAACAAAGGTGGAAGGTCAATGCGATGGTGCTTATACATAGGACGCAAGTAAGTCGCGGAACGGAGCGTTCATCCCAATGGTAGAACTTCTACTGTATACAACACTCTCTTGCCAACAAACCGATGCATTACTGCTGAGGATTACGGCAAACCAACAACTTAGTGATGCACTTAAGTTGGAGCTGGTAGAGACCGTAAAGGAATCAAATCCAGAATGTGAGTATTACTGGGACGCAAACGACTGAAGGAACGGGGCGTAAATCCCATCCTTTAGGAGTAGACAAATGCTTAACACACTTAACTTGATCAAAAAGCAGATCAACAAAGCTGCTGCACTGCACGACGCACAAATTGCTAACACTGCATATCGTGGTGTTGAGTATGATACACGTTGTGTGGAGTCTAAAGAGACTCACGGCACCTTCTGCTATCGTGGTCGCACCTACACTAAGTGATCGATATGGAAGCACTACAAATCGCAGGGTTAATTTCCCTCAGTTGTGTTGCGGCTATGTCATTACTTTACGGTGAGATTCTTCTCCTGCACAAACTGTAAGGAGAACAATGAAGGTCAAATTTGAGTATGACCTTCCAGACTACGATCCAGATAAACACGATCCCAATAAAACGTTCGCGTTCTTAACGTATCGTGGTGTACACTATGCCAAGTGGGTTGATCTCAAATCACGTGGCAGAAAAAACTGGAAGATCGACTGAGAGGGGTTGCGACCCCTCTTTTTTTGTGCTACTATATACTTAAACGAACAGGTCTTATGGAACCCGATCGGGAACGCCTCAAGCTAATCCTGAAAAATCTCAAGTCCTTAGTCAATGCTCTGGAGTCTGAGATTTACTCCGACCCAGATGCTTACACTCCTCCCATAGGTGGAGAGACTAAAGGAACACCCAGTTACCTTAACGTTAAATACGAGGATTTGTTTAAAAATTCTCTCACTTATAATGAAATCAACGACGACGATGGAATCCCTGACTGACTGGCGTTACTCCGACCACAAGATGAAGCTGAGGCAAGAGTGCCTAGCAATTCTATTGAAGAAGTTTGGTGGTGATACTATCCCTGATAATGGACAGGCAATCTATGAGTGTTGCCACGACTGGATCTCCCAGGGTCATAAGATCTCCAGCGGAATCGTTGCATACTATAAAGCCTACTATGACCCGACTCAAAGACCAGATCCGATTAGCGAAACAAGCTCTGAGGATCGCTGACAAAAGACCAGACTTGTATTCTGAAGAAGAACTTCAGTATATGAAAATGCAACTTAAGATTGCAAAGAAACAACTGAAAGAAAAACAACTTCGTAAAAAGGCAGCACAAGGTTTTGGAACGTTTGAAAGTTGATGCCATCTTCAGCTATCCTGTAGGGCATTACCGTTATGATAGAAACGACGCACTGAAAGAAACGGTGCGTCGTCTTATTAAAAATAAGAAACCAGGATACAACGAAGACGATGAACGTCTTCTACATTTCTGGCAGAATGGAGGTGAGCATTTTTTAGAAGAGAACAGAGATGTGCCTGAGATTGCACACTTCAAACAGTTTCTTAAAGATGCCCACGAAGATTTCATTCGCAATGTCAACTGTCTGATCACGTGTGGTGACTGTGTGATCACTGACTGTTGGTTGAACTTGTCACAGAATGGAGCACACCAAGCTGTGCATAGTCACGGCAATGCATTGTTTGTGGGTACCCACTATCTGCATATTGAAGAGGGTGCTGGTGGTTTAATCCTCCTCAACCCCTCTCAGATGCCCTCTAAACCCTACTTGCACCTCTCTGCTACCAAACCCACGCAGTTCAACCAGAACGATCATTTCGTTCAACCTGAGGACGGTCTGCTAGTCCTTTGGCCAGGTAATCTGGCACACGTTACCACACCATCTACGGGCAAACGTTTGTCCATTTCAATGAATTTTATGCCCACTACCTTGTCATCTGGGGCATATCGTTATAAAGTAGTACTCGACGACACCTTTCAATGAACACTGCTAAGCTTGTTTCCGTCACTCCTGACGCTGAAAAGACTATGGGGTATGTTGCTCGTGTGAGCAATCCAAACAACCAAGACAACCCTAAGGTTGCTGGTCTTCTTAAGTATTGTATTAACCACAACCACTGGTCTGTGTTTGAGCAAGCGTATATGACTCTGGAACTGGAAACTACTAGGGGTATCGCAGCTCAAGTGCTTCGCCACCGTAGCTTCACATATCAAGAGTTTTCCCAACGGTATGCTGACAGTTCTATGCTGGCAGATACTATTCCTCTGTTTGATCTTCGCAGTCAGGATACAAAGAACCGTCAGAACTCTATTGATGATGTTGATCCTTTCTTGAAACAGGAGCTTGAGATTACTATCAAGCGACACTTTGAGAGTGCTATGGATATCTACAAGCATATGCTTGAGATGGGAATTGCAAAGGAGTGTTCACGTTTTGTGCTTCCCCTCGCCGTACCCACAAGAATCTATATGACAGGATCGTGTAGGTCGTGGATCCATTACATCACCCTGAGGACTGCTAACGGTACACAGAAAGAGCATATGGATCTGGCAGAGTCTTGTAAGAAGATCTTTGCTGAGCAGTTCCCGATCTGTGCGGAGGCACTTGAATGGACATAAAAATCTACGATGATGTTCTCTCAGCTGAACAACTGAGTGAGTATCACCAGGAGTTAGGACGTGCTTTCTATGACCTAAGAGATCGCCTCTGGTATCGTGACCACTTCAAATACAATGAGGAGTGGGACCAAAAGTATGTTGATGTACTTCATAGTGAGCTTAGCAAGAGAATGAAAGTGCCCCCTAGAGATCGTATCCTGGGGGCAATTTCTATTATGTCTAGATCTAATGAGAGTCGTCTTCCTACGCACGTTGATGCAATGGATGAGAAAAATAGGTCTATTCTTTTCTGTGTAAATACTAAGTGGAATTATGAATGGGGAGCTGAGGTTTTATTCTACGAGGGAGAAGAGGCACGCCGTGCGGTGTCTCTGAAACCTGGAAGGGTCATCTCATATGATGGTCGGATACCACACTGCTATCCAGTACCTGACACCCCACCTAATATCACTAGATATCTTACGTTGTTGAACTTCTGATGCCACTATACGAATTTAATGATAAAGAGACTGGAGAGTCTGTAGGTGAGCTTCATCTCACTATTGAGAAAATGGAAGAGTTCCTAGAGATGAATCCAAATCTCTGTGTGAAACCTGGCATTCTTCGTTTTGCTCAGTTCAAATCAGCTGAAGCTTTCCCTAGTTATCCTGAGATTGATAATCAAACTAGGACTAATGAAGAGAAAGGTGATGATTATAAACCAGCTGATCCTGCCAGTTGGAATGATTCAAAACCTGAAGACTATCAGACTGGTATTAAAATCACTGACAAAAGAAAGCATAAGATCAGTCACTTTGATGAAGACATTAAGAAGTATGGTAGAATAACAGGGGCACCTGCCTTCAGAGATTCTGATCCTCACGCTAAGATTGACTTCGATGGTCCCGTTACTCTCGATGAATTTGAAATGCAGGAGAAGCTGGAAGACGAAAGAAATCCACGCAACAAATTTGATAAGGAACTTGCTGGTACCAGTCAAAACCCTATCGCTGCTGATCAGATGCCCGACGATGTTCTAATGCCTTGGGAAAAAGGATTTGTTAAACAAAACAAAGAACGTTACACCCAACAAGCTTATGAAGATCAGAAACGCTACCACGAAGATCAAATGCAAACTTATGACAACACCAACACCGAGGAATAAATAGTTATGCCGATTTATCCAGTAGTTAATCGTCACACAGGTGAGAAACAAGTACTAAACCTTTCTATTGCTAACTACGAGCAGTGGAGAAAGGACAATCCCGATTGGGACAAGGACTGGTCCGCTGGTGTAGCAGGAATGGGAGAGGTTGGAGACTGGAGAAACAAAACTGATGGAGGATGGAATGAAGTTCTTCATAAGGTTTCTCAAGTACCTGGATCTAACGTCAAACCCTACAAATAACCACACCTATGCCGAGAAGAAAGTCTCCCGCCGCTCTTTCTACTAAGCAGATGAAAAGATCTAAACCGATCAACACATCTCTTATGAGGAACATTGAACCTCTGACAGAGAACCAAGAAAAACTCTGGGACGAGTACGCTAAAGGTCAAAACCTGATTGCCTATGGTGCAGCTGGTACAGGTAAAACCTTTTGTCTTGTTTATAATGCACTCAAAGAAGTCCTTTCGGAAGACTCTCCATACGAAAAGGTATATCTGGTCCGCTCTTTAGTTGCTACTAGAGAGATTGGATTCCTTCCTGGCACACACGACGACAAGAGCTTCCTTTACCAGATTCCTTATAAGAATATGGTGAAGCATATGTTCTCGATGTATACTGATAAGGAATTTGAGACACTCTATGACGACCTCCAACGTCAAGAAACTATCAGCTTTTGGTCTACTTCTTTTCTTAGGGGTACGACTCTTGATAATGCTATTGTAATTGTGGATGAATTTCAGAACTTGAATTTCCACGAGCTTGATAGTATAATCACTAGGGTTGGTGAGAACAGCAAAATTATGTTTGCTGGTGACGCTACCCAAACTGACCTTCAAAAGGTTACAGAACGCACTGGCATTCTAGATTTTATGCAAATCCTTGAGGGTATGCCCGAGATGTCGAAGATCGAATTCAACATTGAGGATATTGTAAGGTCTGGTCTGGTTAGATCGTATCTGGTCTCCAAGATCAACCAAGGTTACAATGAAAAAATTTGATCATTCTGAACTTCTAGATTCTGTTACACTAAAACGTGGTCTTGTAGAGGGGCGGCGCTTGTACTCCGTAGGAGACAGGCACTACCCCTCTGTTACTACTGTCCTCTCTAATCGCAAGAAGAAGAGAGAAGCAATTGCCAAGTGGCGTAATCGTGTTGGAGCTGAGGTTGCCAACCGTACCTCCACTCGTGCTGCTAACCGTGGCACAAACTTTCACAGCATTGCTGAGCAATACATCTTAAACAAGCTGAACCTGGATGACCATAAGGACTCGCCTTTGCCAGTCCAGATGTTTCGCACTTCCAAAAGTGTTATAGATAGAATAGATCGACCTCGCCTTGTCGAGTCGATGCTCTGGTCAGACAAGTTAAAGATTGCTGGACAAGTAGACCTTATTGCAGAGTTTGACGGTGTGTTGTCTGTGATTGATTTCAAGACATCCAAGTCACCGAAGAAGTCATACATCGCTCAGGATTATTTCCCGCAGCTGTGTGCCTACGGGTATATGTTCTATGAACATTACAAGATTGAAGTAGAAAAATTTGTTGCTATCGTTGCTTGCGAGGATGGCGAGTGTCAGGTTGTAGAAACTTCTGTCAAAGAACCCCACTTTCTTAAACTACTTGAGGCAATCAAAGAATACGAGATGTCAAATGCCTCAACAACCTGATGAAATAGAAAATACATTTATGACTGCTACAAAATTTGCTGGTGAAATTGAAAAACTAGTCATCGATAACCACGATATGAATTATATTGATGCCGTGGTTCATTTTTGTGAGATGAATAGTATCGAACTTGATACTGTTAACAAGCTCATTTCAAAACCTCTAAAAGAAAAACTAAAGTATGACGCTCAGCGTCTTAACTTTATCAAGAAAACAAGTCGAGCTAAGTTAGTATTCTAATGAGTTTTAGGGAATCTGAAGTCGTTCAAAAAGAAATCAAGATCATTAACTCTCTGCAAGATCAACTTGCAGAGATGACGCTTGCTTTTCCTGCTATGTCAGCTGACGAGCGTGAAGAGTATGTGGAAATTGTTGAGACTCTTTTAGAAAAGCAAAGAATCTTGTGGATGCGTGTTGAATTGTCAAAGAATGATGACGAAACAGCAGCATTAATGGCTAATGATGTTCGCAAGGTTATGGATGCTATCGGAATCCCCAAAGACGTTTGTGTGAAAGACGTTTTCAACAATATTGATGAGATGATTGACACCTTGAAACGTACTATTGCTGACCTAGACTGAATCTTAAGGTTTTATCCCTAGACAATATTGTGTCGAACTGATACAATAAATAAGTACTTGAGTAGCTCTGTGCTGTATGGACCCATCTACTGTAGGACTTTGGACGACAGTTTTAATTATTGCTGTCCTAGTTGCCTACGCGGGTGTTGAAGAGACTATGAGACTCTTCGCTTACATTGATCTTCAAATCCGTTACGCTTGGATTAGATTCCGTATGGAAATGATGCGACGTAAGTTGAAGAAACAGCTTGGATCTGCTTTCTTTCCCTCAAAGGACAACAACAATGACTGATGGCCCCGTCTTTAAAATGGATCGTGTCGAGTGCGAGAAGTGCGGAGCAGTTTGGCTTAATGGACAGCACTACTGGTCTGGTACTGGAGCAGAAGGAAACGAGTTTGATCTCGCAGGTTTAGTTTGTAATCAGTATGGGGATGAGAAATGTATCAACCCTGCTAAAGGAACTGAAGCAAGCAAGCTGTACGGTGATTCGTGGGCGAAGCGTATAGAGGACATCACCGAAGGGTTTGATGACAAGCACGCTGATATGACTGAGCGGTTCAAAGGAAAGGGAACATCTCTTGACGACCTCTGAGAAATCCTTTATAATTACTACATAACGGACTGGAATACATCCGTGCTCACGTCTCCGAGAGAACAAAGAATCGGAAAACCAACCCGCGTGGGAGAGAGGTGGGACCCCTCTTGGTGCCCGTCAGCTGCTAGCGCTGACGTACTGCCACTCTAGCTCAGCTGGATAGAGCAACGGTTTTGTAAACCGTAGGTCAACGGTTCAAGTCCGTTGAGTGGCTTGGATCTGTGCTATACTGTGCAGGTCCTTCAAACCAAATCCAACTCAATCCGAGGAAATCCAAATGTCTTTTAGCGACCTTAAGCGCCGTTCTACTTCCCAGCTTCAAGCACTCGTGCAGGAAGCAGAGAAGATCAATAAGTCCAGCAGCGGTGGAGATGACCGTCTGTGGAAACCAGAACTGGACAAGTCTGGTAACGGATACGCTGTTATTCGCTTCCTCCCAGCACCTGATGGTGAGGAACTGCCGTGGGCGAAAGTATATTCCCACGCATTTCAGGGTCCTGGCGGATGGTACATCGAGAACTCCCTGACCACCATTGGTGGCAAGGATCCTGTCGGTGAAGTCAACCGCAAACTCTGGAACTCTGGCATCGATGCCGACAAGGAAGTTGCACGTAAGCAGAAGCGTAAGCTGTCTTACTACAGCAACATCTATGTTGTGCGTGACCCTGCTCACCCCGAGAACGAAGGTAAAGTCTTCCTGTACAAGTTCGGTAAGAAGATCTATGATAAGATCACTGCAGCAATGCAACCCGAGTTTGAGGACGAGACTCCTATCAACCCCTTCGATCTGTGGGAAGGTGCCAACTTCAAGCTGAAGATCTGTAAGGTTGCTGGTTATTGGAACTACGATAAGTCTGAGTTCGACTCTTCCAGTGCACTGCATCAGGATGATGATGAACTGGAGCGCATCTGGAAGCAGCAGTATTCTCTGTCTGCCTTCACTGCTGCTGATCAGTTCAAGTCTTATGAAGAACTCCAAGCACGTCTGAATGAAGTGCTCGGTATCAATAAGAAGAGTGCTGCTCCGACTGTTGATGACGAAGAGTTTGAACCTGTTGTACCCTCCACTCCTAGCTTCTCTCCTAAGTTTGAGAAGAAGACTGAAACTGTGGATGCGGGATTCAATGCACCCGACATTACTCCTAGTAATGATGAGGATCAACTGTCCTACTTCGCTCGTCTTGCGGAGGAAGACTGATGAAACTGTTAACCCTTGAAGATTATCAGAAGGCAGGTGAAACCTTCTGGCCAAAGTACTGGTATGTTGCCAAAGAACTTGGTGAAGATGCCAAACCAGAGGATATCCTAAAGATCCTTGAATCCATCGGTACAGTAGCATTGCGACTGAAGATGGAAGACAAGCTTGATCCTTTCGGATTCAATAAGAAATCTGAATCAGATACTTGATCTCTTCAGAGTTTCGCTGATAAAATCGGAGGAGCGCTTGTAAGGAAGTTGCTCCTTCATTTCTTCTAAGAAGCGTGCGATGTACCTCTTTTTTAAGATGTATATCTCGCGCTTTTTGTCATTTAATTCTGTCTCATACTGGAAGTAATCGACTGGTGTAGCAATATCTTTTCCAAGCTTGTTTATAACAGTCTGTGTTCCTGGATCGTAGTAACGGAAACCATCACGCACTAACTTCTCCCATCCACTAGTGCCAGAAGGACGATTGAGTTGATACCTGAATAAGTTTCCAAGCTTGTCAACATATTGAGGTTCTGACAGTGTAGTAGACACCACACTTCTTACGATACCGATAGATGTATCACTAGTAAATGACATAGTATCATTGATAGGATTGTTAGCATCGATAGTCTTCAGTTCAACTGTCATCGTACTAACTGATGGACCAGCTGAGTTATCTGCTGCATACGATGTGACTTCGGCAACAGTTCCATTGGAGAAAGTAATCTCATCACCCACTGCAAATGTGTTAGGACTTTCGCCTGGGATTGCTTGCAGAAAAGCTCTTTGATCTGGGTTGCCACCAGTTTGACTGATGCCTAATTGGTATCCAGAATTATATGAACCACCATTGGTGATAACAATGTCCTGAATAGATTTACCTAACACTACTGTTGCAGCAGCACCACCGCCTGTGGTATCGAGAGGATTGTTTGCTAGGTATACATTAGCGTCCGTATAAAAGGCATTGGTATTCAGGAAGTTAACTGTAGTAATACCATAGTGGTCATAGTTTGATCCACTATTGCCAGGTTGATACAACTGGAAGTATACATTATTAGTTCTTACGTTCGCTGGAACTGTGAAGTCATAGTTAGTAAGAACACCAGTGCCAGTACCATTAGGCACAGCTTCGATCACGATACCAAGGTTGACCCAATTCTCCTCAACAGGTGCACCGTCAGTGATCTGATATCTCAGGTAAAGATCTTCTACACCATTAACGTCAGGTGTTTCGCCACCGTTACTTTGATTACCACGGACAGCATAGACACGTACAGTGTCAAATGTTGTCATATCTACGGGGTTAAGGGTAGCGTAACGGGTTCCTGGAGAATCACCGAATCTGAGGTGGGTTCCTCCAACGTCAAAACCACCAGTCGATCCAGTTCCTGAACCGTTTGCGGCAATGGTCGTACCGTTACCAAACTCGTAGATGTTATCTGCAACAGTAGTATCAAACTTAGTACCATCGAGACGAATCTCCGTTACTTGACCTT